CTGATCCAGCGCTTACGCCAAGCGGGCTACAGGCTTCGTAAACTGACGCCGCAAGATGTCGATATCGACACCCTAGCTAAGGAGTTAGGACTATGAAACATTGCTTTATGTGCGGTATCTACGCTGCACTTTTCACACTAACCGTTATAACATTATTTTTGGTGACATTATGAACGCTAAATTACCTCTCACCCCATTACGCAACGCTCGCAATCTAACATGCGACAAAGAAACCGTTGAAACATACAACGTTTTAGCAATCAGCGACAACGCTATAAAGAGCTACGTCACGGCACACATTTACGTAAGCCGGTCAACTGGCTACAGCGGCACAGTCTACTCATCTATATGGGTGGCCAACCATACCAACGGGCACGGTAGAGCCACAGGGTATGGATATCATAAATCAAGCGCTGCACTAAGCGCTGCAATCGACTCGGCGGGCATCTTGCTTGACGGTAACGTCGATGGCGCTGGTGTTAGTGCAATGACCGAAGCACTCAAAGCGATAGCCATCGCCGCTGGTGCTAATCCTTTAACCGCGGTGGTGATCTAAAAATGAACATTAAAGAAATATTAACTGACTCATTCAAAGAAGCGCTGCTTTGGTCTTCCACAGATGAAAACGACGACCCACTGGATAAGTACTACGGGTTTGAAGATTTTGCACCAGAAACTAATCAGACAATCGACATTTTGATCGACCGGTTTATGGCCGACTGTCTACACCTCGTAGTAGACGAGCCGGGGTATACGTTCGAACAGGCGGGCAGGGATTTGTGGTTCACCATTGCTGGTCACGGTTGCGGTTTTTGGGAACAACCACTCAATGGTGATTTGCTTACGCAATGGACAAAGAGCTACAGACATTTAGGCGAAACCTATATTAATGACAACTATCAAATTTGTTTATCGGGAGATCTGAAAAAATGAAGCTATACGAATACATCATGAATAATCACAAGTCCGTATCTGCCTATGCGCGAGCTACGGGTGAGAATTACCCCACTGTCAAGCGCTGGTGCGACAAGGGCGCACAGATCATGTTTGATCAGATCTACGTGCCAAGCGTACAGCTAGACGATCCCAGCGCACCACATATGACCAGCCTTGAGAATCATATCAAGATGCGCTATGACAGCAACATGACAGCAGCAGCACGGCATCTGCGCCGACATCGCAACCAGTTGTACAAGTGGGTGAAAGCGGGCGCGATACTGATCGACCAACAGGTCTATATTCCGAAGGGGAGACCGCTATGATTGACTTGCTTTATTACGCCGCTATGAGTACTATAGGGATCATTAGTATTTTGACTTGGCGAGAAGCCAGAAAGCTTGAAGCTAAGTCAAAGCCGACGCAATGGCATCCTACTTACGGTACTTCGCATGACGTGGGACTTTAGCAAAACCCTACTCGTCACCGCCCGCAAGGACTACCCTTGCGAGGCGTGCGAATGGTTGGTCAACAGCATCGACCATGGTGAGCTAACGTTTAGCGAGCTGCGACAAGTGGCTCTCGCTAAGCGAGATGGCTATAAGATCAAAAAAGGGCAGACTTATGTTCGTGTAAAGGGCAAATGGGAAGGGGAGTTTGCTATTTTCCGTGCTCGACCGGCGATAGATGACATCTGTCGAAAACACAGCATTTACCAGGAATGACTATGAACTACCTAAAGCCTAACCTGTGCGCACCATGCGGCGGTAAGTGCTGCAAAACGATACCAGGGTGCGCCTATCCTGAAGACTTTCCCACCAAAGAGGTGCTACAGGCCGCACTTGATAGTGGCCGCTGGTGCATCGACTGGTGGGAGGGTGACGCAAGAGAAGGGCATACTGAGCTGTCTAAAACCTACTACGTGCGACCTGCTATCAAGGGTTACGAAGGCGTGCGACACCATCCCTCATGGGGTGGTGAGTGTACGTTCTTGGGCAAAAACGGATGCGAGTTAAGCGTACTCGACCGACCGACCGAGTGTCGCAGCTTAGAACCCAGAGTCAACGGGTGTTACACCCACAATGGCCACGGTAAGCAATCTGCTGCTGTTGCTTGGTTGAGTCGTGCTAACGAGATGCAGAGATGAATACTTATCTAATCGGACAAAGGGTAATTCTTAACAATAAGGAAATTGGTACAGTTGTTAAGTCTGAAACAGGCAAAACAAACTTTGGAATATGGGTATTCTCACCAAGTAAAGGTTACGCATCGGATTATGCAACGACTTCAATCAAACCTTTACCGAATGGACAATTATGAATAAAACTACATGTTTTTATACGAAGTTTAAAAGAGGCGACTTAGTGCGCAAAATAAAAGGTTCAGAATGGCAAGGGTATGTCGTGGGTGAGTACAGCACCGAGCTAACTCCTGAAGGCTACGCTGTAGAAAGTATCGTCCACAAAGGCAGTGTGCAAATCTACCCTGCCAGTGCGTTAGAGATAACCACTGAGGCAATTAGGCGATTGATAAGTAAGAAGGTGATTTATGGCAGTTAATGTTATTTACAAATGTGATAAGTGTGGGAATGAGCAAAATACGTCAGAACAGTTCTGGACTGTCGGAGTTACAGCTAATCATGGCACTGGTTGTAGTCGTCATTTTGTAGAAGATAAGTTCATGCAGGTTTGCAGAACCTGCTTGGAAAGTTTCGGGATTTGCGTAAGGACAAAAAAGCAAGATCCACAAATAAACCAAGCTATCCCGAGCGTAGAAGAGTTAATTAGAGAGATTATAGAAAGGTGTTCATAGCGCCTAACCCCGCTATTTTGTGGCTTGTCCGCAATAATGGATTGTTAGGCGGTTTATTGAGAGGTGATTTATGTACACAACAAGTAAACGCTTGTTGCGAGAATACGAAAGCGGCATGAATCATTTGTATGGTGGTTTTGGGCCGGTTGAGATAACGCCGCTGCGTTTGCGAATTACCAGCAGGATCTATAAAAACAAGTTTCGGGTTTTGTTAACTGTTGTTAAATCACGACCAAAGAAAACACCAAAGAAATGGGCGTCTAGTTTCGGATATGCCAAACATTGGGGCTGGAGCTTTGAACGAAATTGAGAACCTAGCATCGAGATTTGCAAGTATGAAAAAAGTTATCGCAATTTTACATAATCGTATGATTTTTGAAAGCTCAAACGAAACAGTGGTCTTATGCGAAACGTTTGAAGGTGCTGTAAAACAAATGACTAAGCTTAAAATGATGCGATGGGCTGATCAACGGTATCACCCCAATTTTGAATGGTTTGGTTATAAGATTATGTATCTAAAACCATAACCCTAAGCTTTGCGACGCGAAGCATCCGAAATAGCGCTTTGTTAGGCGGTTGATTAAGTGATAGGTAAAAAATAATGAGTAAAAAATTGTATAGAGTGACGTGCCGAGGGATGCAGGACGGATTTGCAAGCATTTCGCACGGCATAGCTTACGTTATTGCTGATGATGCAAATGAAGCATATCAGATCTTAAAGTATTCATTAGAAAAACGAAATCTCGGGTATTCCAAAGATAGAGAATTATCAAAAGTAGAATTGATTGCAGAGGAAACAAGTTATCCAGATTGTGGAACTTCTTTATATACCTAACCCTGCCATAAACGGCTTGTCCGTTTGATGGCCTTGTTAGCTGAAATTTGAGGATTAAAGAACATGGCAAAAGCAATAAAAGCGACGTTAGTGATGGAACTAAATGTTGAATGCCCTGAATGCGAACATGAGTTTGATTTGTTCAAATCTAGCAGAAACGACGAAGGCGAACTTTACAATCAGGTACTCGCAGATGACAGGTGGCGCATTGATCCAGATGAACGATTAGAAACACATGCGCATTGCCCTGAATGTAGCTATGAGTTTGAAGTGAAGGGCGTTGATTGGTAGCACCTAACCTTCGCAACTGAGCGCTTGCGTCCCCTGATTGTGGTTGTTATGTGTTACTCAAGAAATGGTGAAAAAGAATGAACAGAGAAGAAAGATCGGCTGAATTATGGCGAGCATGTGAAGGCGATGTTAACCCAAAGCGATTGGCTGAGAAAATATTAGAATCTGACGACAAATACAGCGTCATTGAACAATGGTTGGCAATCAATTATTTGGGCGCAATTCATATTTTAGACGGCCAAAAAATGATTAAACAGGTATCGGCTAAGTTAGGGATAGATCACGCTCTAAATTTTAGTGCGAGTATGAAAAAAGAATAACTGCTACACATAACCCCGCATTCAGCGGGCATCCGCTGCAATGCTTTGTTAGCTGGTTTATCAGGAGAGAATATGAGCCGAAATACACAAAAATTTATTGATAGCGTTGTTGAGTATAGAGGCTTGCCCAGGCTAAAAAAAGGTCAGCGGTGCGAGGTTGACGGTAAAACTGGGCGAGTATGGGGTGGAAATAGCGCGGCAAATTTGAACGTTCTTTTTGATGGCGAAAGACATGCAAAGAATTGTCACCCTAACTACAGGATGAAAATCTTTAATGACGCTGGCGATGTTATACATGAAAGCGAAGACAGCTAACCATAGGCTCACGGGGCATCCCGTGTAATGCTTTGTTAGGCGACTTTTAATCAAGGTGAAAGAGATGAGAATGACTCTGGGAGAAGTTTTGGTGTGCGCTGCCATTTTGGCCTGCATTGTCGGGCTTGTGTTCGCGGGAGTTGCGAACGAAAGAAAGTGGAAACAGTTCGCAAAAGAGCATGAATGCAAAAAGGTTGCACATATTCAAGGCGATGTGTTTAACACTTTCGGTACTGACAGCAAAGGGAACATGACCATTGGTATTGGTACGACGAATGCAAAAACGGGGTGGCTTTGCAATGACGGCATGACCTACTACCGATAAAACCTTAAGCGCCTAACACTGTTAATCAGTGAAACCATGTCGTATTTTAACGCGACACGTAAGTGTTCAATATGCAAGGCTCTGTCAAGTGTGGACGGCGTCACACAGACTTGAGCGGAAGCTCTAACACAAGCCAGTCGCTACGTACTGCGGCCAGAGCCTTGCACATTGGATATTTCGCTGGCTAGCGCATGGTCATCAAACTGCTGGGAGATCCTGGCAGTAGCGAAAACGGTAGCCTAGCCGTATGCGTAAAGGCACCATTTTTATAGAGGTAAAGATGAAATGCTGACTTGTATGTATTGCAAAACCCAGACAATAAACTGTCATATGTGGGTAGTAAGAGAGGCCATTAAACCTGTCAAAGAGTCGAATCGATGGGTCAAATTAGGTTATTGCTGCGATGCCTGCGAAAACGCAGGAGCCCCGCTGAATATTGATAAATTTAGAAAGGTAAAACCATAGAAGAGGCTGTAGCCAATGCAACGGAAAATAATTGAACCAGCACGATTAGACAGAAATAGATTATTCAGACTAAAAATGCGGTTATCTAAATACAGAAGTGATTCCCCATTTACGCGAATCGAATCGCGTAAAAGTTTAAGTCGATATTGGCAAGTAACCATGCTGAGGTATAAGAAATGAGTGAGCAAATGTTAATAGACTGGTTAAAAGCAAACCTGAAACTTGCATCAAGTGAGTGCGATGGCGTGACGACTGTCTACCTGGAACTAAATGGTGAGGTCATTTCTCAAATAACGGTATCAGGATGGGTATCTGAATAATAACCCAGGTGGCAAAGCCTACGAACAATCCGAAACCGCCCAGCCACCACGCAAATTTGCGTAGGTTGTTCGACGTGGTGTATATGTCCAAAGCAACTTTCCAACTGTCTCGGTTTGCTTCTGCAATTTCGACAAGTTTATCGTGCCCCTTATTAAGCCTGTCTATGGCTTCAATCAAAAGCTTGTCCTGCTTCTCTTCTTTAACAACGTGATCATTAAATGCTGCGATATGGTTGCTCAATTTACTGTCATGCGCCTCGATCTTTTGTTCAAGTATATCAAACCGCTCATCATTTTGCCGCTTGTCTAGCACCATACTGCAAGCCTCATTCGATAGGTTTAAGCCCGTAAGCCTCACGAAGTTTCTTTAGAAACTCATCATCCTGTGGTGTCTCAGTTGAATCTACAATCTTCTGCGCCACCCAGAACAATAGCCATTCCAAAAACTTCTCAGATGCGAACGAGGTTAGCAATTTAACTCCGATCATTCGTAGTGCCATTATCAGTGATGCTGTCATAATTATCATCCTTCAACAGTATACATTACAGTAGCAGTGCCAGTAGGAGATCCTGTTTTAGTCCAGTTAATTGTAAAGCCACCTATTACTGCGTTGCTAATTGTAGCTTGTACATAATCACTACCTGTAACTTCTAACGTCAACGCTTTATTTGTAAAGCCTTCATATGCGTTAGCAACTACACCATTAGCATCTGCTATACAATGATTGGCTGTTAAATTGGAATTACCAAAAGACATTTTATTAGTTATATTAACTACTGCTATCAAGGTTACATACTTAGGTGAAAATGTTAATCCTGTTATTACGGTTGTGCCTGATGCTGTCGCCAAATCATACGTCAGATTACCCATTGCACGTTTCGGCGTCTGAGTCTCTACAGACACGCCCAAAACGCCTTGAGCCGAAACCGTGTTGCCAGTAACACGACTGTCGTATGAATCAGGCACTGCCGTTAGAAATCTGCATTGAGCAGTATCTGCTGTCGCTGTTATAAAATCGGTTAGGTTTCCGGGTAAAGACATGTGATCAAAAACACAAAGCTCAGCTTTATCTAATTCTATCCACGTATTGGTAGGAAATGTAACATTACTATCATAAATACCGCCTCCATTAAATCTAACATGCCGAACAGCACGTGCAGAATCAGTTCCTATTGATATTGTAGCGCTTGCAGCAGGCCCACCTAATGTACGCTCAGTGGGAGCGTTATTAAATTCAGAATAATACCCATAGAATTCAATAGACGATATAACATCAGACATTGTTTCAGATCTAATACGTAATCCAGCAGCACCATTTCCTTCATTCAATACGCTAGCTAACTCACTAGCTAGAAATGTACCGCCTATATACAATCCATTAGTTTCGCATAATCTGCCCATAACATTTTTAGTACGCAATGATGTAACTATATCGCCAGATTTATTGCCCCAGCCATAATAACAACTAAATGAATATACGTTTTCCAAGTATGTTTCAAGGCATTTTGTAAGCCTAAGTCCGAATTTTTCTGATTTTCTAAACCCACGAATAACAACGTTCTTAAGAGATGATCTTGAAACAAATCCAAGTGTTCCGACTACAATACCATCATTAAGGTTATTAGATCCAACCAACTCAAAATTACTAAGGTGTACATTTTCAACGCCTTCTGTGGCATCTCCTGATATCTCTAATCCATTAATATTTGTTCCTGTACACGTTATATAAGTCGTAGACGATCCATAAGACCCTCCCGAATTTTGCTCAGCAGCAGAAGAAGCTCCTGCACCATCAATCCTTATAGCTTTATTAATTACAGGACACGCAGACATGGTATATATTCCAGGTGGTATTTTAATTTCTGCAATTCCATCAATAGCTATCGCTGCTGCAAAACTAGGATAAATATCACCTTCAACCTGAGCACCCGCCTGTGACAATGAAATAGAGCCCTCATGTTGAAGCATCCATATCAAGCCATTCGCCGCAGTGTGATCTATCAACTCATCAGGCACCCAAGCGTTATCACCCTTAACTGCCCTTACCTCTGCCAGAGTAGCAGCAACATATTTACCACCGCCTTTAGGCTCTTTAGTTGCAGCCCATCCATCATGATACCCAACAGTCTTAACAGTATCGCCAGATGACGGGGATAGTGTTATTAGTTCGGCTACTGTTGCCGGGTTATTAAGCTGACTGTATGATAATTTTGTAGCCATATATGCACCTCGTACAAGTTAGCACAATGGTACTCTCATCATCGCACAGCTTCAATCCTCGGCTTTATATCACGTCGTTGTTTAACATACTCGTCGTATAACTGTGTGTCGTTCATCGCCTCATACTTCTCACGGTCGCGCAGCACCCAATAACGTGGTCTCTCCGTTGCAGACTTCCTGGCTCGCAGATTAATCAACTTTGGCATCTCTGACAGCACCCTTGACACCATCACCTGAGTGAACAACTTCGCATCGCAGCACATCGCATCTTTGTAGAACATGTCCCCCGCCCGCAGACAAGCACTGGCTTCCTCTCGGGTGACCAGATCTGACGCAAAGACACCGTACCTCATCTCGATGAAATTCTCGATGGTGGATTGCATCGGACTCTTACTCGACTCGGTGATATCACGCAAGAACTCGGTCATCTGTGGTGCGGCGAACGGGTTAAAGTCACTGAGATCCACCTTGTTGCGCAGATACCAGATGCACGCTTCGGCACCACCGTTGCGCATCCAGTTCCAGCGCTGCTCCCAGTATGCCAGCCAGTGCGGCTTCATATTGTCACGGTCATCACGTGGGTTCATGGTAGACCACATTGCATAGAACCGCCTGCTCGGGCCGTTGAGTCGGACAGGTAGCGAGCTGTTGGTGGTCATCACGGCATTGATCACATTGCGCACCCGGATCGGTTTGATGCCCTTCTGGTTCACCCGCAATTCTTCCGGTGGCGCAGCGGCGTAAGGCTTTAGACTGTTGCTGATCGACAGTGCTTCTTGCCGGTTACCGGTGTCGGCTTCATTGATCAGCAGTAATTTAGTATTCAGAATGAAATCGTTGAACCCACCCAGCAGTTCGTCACCACTAATTGGTGTGTAGTTGTGCCCCATGGCTTTGATCAGTGGTGTCAACAGAAAATCTTTACCGCATCCCTCACCCGAACCCAGTATCAGCATATGGTTGATCTTGTGTTCAGGATATATTATTGTGTGAGCCATCCATTTCAGCATATGATCCCGATGTTCACGCCATCCCAGCACGTTCCAGTGATCCAGCCAAAATGACACATCGCCTTCGACGCCCATAACATCATTACTATCAGACCATGTGTTACCCATAGTAACACCCTTCTCGTTGAACACTCGGGGTTTTTTCGGTGCATAGTCCAGGCGCTCGACCTTGCGCACCCTGCCGTCTTGCAGTGCCACCTTGCGGGCCTCGGCATCCTCATGTGAGAAGGAGTTCTGGAACGCTTCGGCACTGAAGAAGATGCGCGACTTGAAGTCATAAAAGATGTTCTGCTCTTTGACATACAGACAACTGTCGTAAAAATCATGCTTCTTCTCGGAGGTGTACCAACGGGTACGCAGGTCACGCAATATGTCTTTGAATTCGGGCTTCGTCCATTTGTTCCGATCCCGAATATCATCATGGTACATCTGCCGCTCCATCGTCGGCATCGAGTCCACCAGCTTGAGCAAACTGGCAGACGCTTCTCTGATCTCAACGGTACCGGGTATCAGAGTCATCAACTTCCCCAACGCTGCCTGTAATACTGACCGCTCGGGTATGACCACTGCCGGTGCAGCATCAGCAGGTGGGAGAGTAAAGAAATCAACCGGTGGTGGTGCAGGCTGTACCAGATCTTTGAACATGCGATTGGCTTGCCAGTTGGAATAGTCAGACATGAACCCTGGCTTGACCTTCTCTAAATGCGCCAGCAGGTCGCGCCCTGTTCGATCCTGACATGATCCATGGTGACATTTGAACCCCATGGAACCGTCGGCGTTGGTGAAGATTGCCGTGCCACTGTCTACCGCGCCGGTATGTATATTTACCCAAGGGCAGGTGATGTCGAACCTACCATCACTTCGCACATCCTTGATGTGGATCAAGTCGGGAAGCTGTAGTAGCGGGTGATCTTCCACCGTGGTGGCACCGTCCGTGCGCTGCTCGCGTCTGGGTGCGTTAATGTTCACACTGAACGGTGCAGCCAGCTTCTCTAATGTGGTGGTGCAGTACGGGTTCCAATGCTTCAGCTCGCACTTGTACGGCTGACCGTTGATCATCTTCTTGACCTTGGTGTTATATCCATCGGGCAGTCGCACATACCGAGTGACGCCCTTCATACCAGGGTCTTTGCCATTCGGTGCCAGTCCGTTGCTAATCAGACCGTCCAGTAGATTCTCAACCTGCTGCCGGTTGGTCGCAGGTTCAGTCAGTAGATAACCCCACTGCTCCGACCCTGGGGATGTCACCAAGATCCATGTTGGTGGGGGCAGCTTGTGGACTTCGGTGAGGTTCAGCTTCTCACGCACATCATCCAACACGATGACGCGAGTGTGCCGGTACAACGCCTTGCGGCGACGGGCTTGCCCTTGTTCGTCGCAGTAAAAGTTGGAGATGGTGAAGTACTGGTTGGTGATCTCACCCATGTGGTATCGACAAGCATAATCACCCCGCCATGCAGCAAGATGCCGGTCAGATGGGATGTGATCTGGGTCATAAGCGAAGTCTGTAACGTGCGTCCAAGGGGCGTCTTCTTTGAAGAGTGCTTCAAGAAATTCTTTATTGGTAATCATTTAATTGCCCACTCCACAACATTCGATAGCACATCACCATTCGGTGTTCTGTAGCCGAGATCTGATTGACGACGGTCGGTGATGTAACTGGGACGAATAGCATCAACGATAGACCCGTCATCCAGTTTGACCAACAACGGTATCCCCGGTGTCGGCAGATATGAAACAGAGTGAAATATGTATTGCACCATTTCATAACCTCTTAATATCGTTAACAGCCGCTGCCAGACAAAGCTCGACCATCTTATCGTTAATCAGTTTTAACAGCTCTTCATGGTTGCCGTCGTGCTTCCACAACTCGTACAATGGTCTGTCAATTTTACACCAAAGCGAGTAAACCACATCTGCGAACGACACTTCTGATACAAACGAGGTCGACGCCCCTGTGTTGTGAATCTCCATTATCATCTGTGCAACACGTTCGTATCGTGCTTTTTCGATAGAGTCCATTTTTTATCACTCAAACCGGTCGATCATATATTCCATTGTTCTGCCCGCAACAGTGACACGCAGTAAAATGTTCCACGTTTGTGTATTGCTCAACATGAGACCTGCTACATGAGGTTCATTCAAACCTTCAACGTTTGCGTTACTAGAATACGCCTCAATTACCGACCGAACACCGTGAAACTCTGATTTTAAAATCTCGGGAAACAAACACAATGTCGGTTGTCGTGATTCTTTCGCAGCACGAAGTGCGAAAAATATCGCTTTACCGTGATGTTCGTATCCACCGTTCCACATTGAAGGTTTCAGCGCAATCGCGTCCACATCGGTGAACGAACCTGCCTTCACACCAAACGATGATGCTGTTGCACCGCCATTATAAAAATACCACGACACAGGGTTTCGGCAGTCTTCTGTATCCCATTGGATGATAGGTGGCGCGTCCTCATTTACTGATGTAAGGAATGCAGTAAACGATCCGTGTGAAGGAGGAAGTAATTCGATACGTTCAGCAGTCATCAGAACTTCACGCTGAAACTTCTCCCACGTCATCACTTTCGCTGGAATGCGCAACTGCTGTTCAGCAATTTCGCCTTTCGCCTTTAGATGACCGAATAAGCTACCGCCACCCTTCGACGTTTCTTTCTGCAAAGGACGCCATATTGCCTTGACCTCATCCAAGCGAGCAAATCGTCGCGCCAACGACCCGGCAGCTCCCAGTTGATTCATCAGTTTTTCAGCTTGTGCAATCGCACCTTCGGTAGGTGCAGCCTGTGGTCGCTGATAACTCAAAGAGTGCATCTTCGTTGAGAAGCGACGAGATACTGCGTCGTAGCTTAAGCCTTCGGCAATATCCTCAAGCAGCGTACCGATCATTGAGCTTCGAGGATGGCAAAACCCAGCAGGTGCTGTGGCAATAGCACGCCAAATGACGCCGTCTTTTTTCTTGGCCGTCTTCATGTCAGCATGTAATTGACTCAACCATTTAGCAGGGCCGATGACTTTTTCACTGCGGTAAAGCGAATCAGTTTCAAGCAGCGTCATCGCGGTGCTAATTGTGTGTTCATTAAATTCGGCAAGAGACCGTCGGACATTCTTGAAGTCCTCTTTCTTCTCAGCCATGACTTGAAATGGTGTCGTTGTTCGTTTGTTGTGCAATATTGAAACAGGTGGTGTGATAAACAAGTGCTGCCATCCTCCTGCTTCCGGTGTACCCCAAACCTTATCGGCAGATACGAATACACTTCGTATGTCGGAACGACGAACCGCTTTCGACATTGCTTTAAAGGAATCACGATACACTATAGGAACATCGTCTGTGTGCCATAGAACTGACGAGTGTAGACCGGCATCGTTGATAGTGACGAGACCGCCGAATTGCTCGATGAACCGCTTACAACAGTGACAGTTGTGGTACTGTCGTTCATCAGCGTCAGCAAATCCAGATAAGTATAAGTCCCACAGGTTGTCACACTCGACAACGAACAGTGGTTCAGTACCGTTGTTGATCAATGACGTAAATCTTGTTTGAAGCTGAGACACGAAGTCCTCGTAATCACGGTCATAATGGTTTTGGTGCAGAGCTACTTTCATTTTTGTTTCCTCGGTTGTGTTGTGTGGTATAAACTATAATCCCACATCATAAATTTGTCTAGTATTGTCTTGACAATAAGTTTTTATTAGTCATAATTCGCACTACTACAAACCAAAACGCGAGGTAGTTATGGACGGAAGAATCCAAATCCAGATTCGTGTTCCGGTTGATTTACAACTTCTGTTCGAACAGAAGTGCCGGGATATGAAACGATCGAAACATGAAATCGTACACGAGATGGTCACCGCACTGTGCGAGGGTCGTCTGAAAATCACACCAACTGACACACAGAAGGAAGTCTATTTATGAGTATCGAAAACAACATTCAACGCATCGCTGACGCATTGGAAAAGATCGCAGCGCAGATGAGGAAGCCTACTGTGGAGACAGCTTTATCAACAGTAGGCGGGGTGATCTACAAAGGGGAAGCTCCTGCTGCTCCTGCTGCTCCTGCTGCTCCTGCTGCTCCTGCTGCTCCTGCTGCTCCTGCTGCTCCTGCTGCTCCTGCTGCTCCTGCTCCTGCTCCTGCTCCTGCTGCTCCTGCTGCTCCTGCTGCTCCTGCTGCTCCTGCTGCTCCTGCTGTCAGCACACTAACCGGCGACCAGCTTAACGCAGCGCTGGTGACTGAGTTCGGTCGACTGGGTAGTCGTGATCCGATTGACAAAGTGATCCGCGACCTGGGTTATTCTGGTATCAAGACAATGCCAACAAGCCTGTATCAAGAACTGCTGAACCGGGTGCGTGCATTATGAGCGGTCATGCGAGATTGAGCCCATCAAATCACCGTTGGCCACACTGCCCTGGGTCAGTGCGAGAAGAAGCGAACTACCCTGATATCAGCGGTGAAGCGGCTATCGACGGCACTGGATCACACCTGCTATTGGAGCTGTGCTTAACCGAAAATCAACCTGCACTGGCATATCTGGATTCGCTGATCGGGGTGAACGATCCTGAGAAACCCGGAGGTTGGATGGTGGATCGTGAGCGTTGTGATCGAGTGCAGATGTGCCTTGATTACATCACCCGTCGAGTCACCGAACTGGAAACGAACTACCCAGATGCCGACATCGCTGTCGAGTCTGAAACCAAGAGCAATCCAGGTGAGAAGTTCGGCAGGGATGACTGGTGGGGCACGGTGGATGTGACGATCACCGTCACCATGGCAGGTAAGGTGCACTTCATTGAAGTGGTAGATTACAAAGATGGTAGTGGTTGGGTACATGTTGAGGGTAACACCCAGTTGATCAGCTACCTCGGTGGCAAAGCACCTGATATCTTCGATCTGAAGTGTCGCATGACTATCGTGCAGCCAAAGACGCAGCCACCAGTGCGCTATGCCGACATTGTTTGGTCGGAGCTAAACGAAGAACTGGTTAAGCTGGCGTCTGCTGCGGAAGCTACCGATGATCCAGAAGCACCGTTAACCTGTGGTAATCACTGCCAGTGGTGTAAACACAAGCCAAACTGTACAGTGCAAACCGAAGGGAGTATCGAAATTATGAGTCAATTGATCCCGATCAAGGATCTCAACATTTTGATTGAGAATCCAGGTCAACTGCCAAGTTCACAGCTCAGCAAAATTCTGAGCGCGAAGGAAGGTATCATGACTGCCTTCGACAAGGTAGCAGAAGAGATCCAACGTCGTATTGAAGCCGGTGATGATGTCCCAGGTTGGGCAATGGTGCCGGGTAACTCACGACGCATCTGGAATTGTTCGGAAGCGGAAGTCGAGAAAGCGCTACGGTCTCGCCGTTTGAAGGATGCCGACATTTATGTCAAGAGTATTGTGTCACCTGCACAGTGTATGAAGATACCGCAGTTAACCGACAAACAGAAACAGACAATCGAGAAAGAATTGATCACTACGATTGCAGGAAAACTGACACTGAAGAAGGTGTCCCGTAAACAAAAGACGGAAGCAGCCGAGATGTTTGCTGAAGTTGCACAACCACAACCCATTAGTTTTTTCTGAGGAAATAATCATGCCAGCATTTCGAGTTAAAGGTATTCTGAGTTACCCACATCTGTTCACACCCCGTGCTGTTCAACAAGGCGACGATCCGAAGTTCGGTGTAGTCGTACTGTTGCGCGACACTGATCCACAGTTGCAACAAATTCTTGCGTTGCAGGATCAAGAGAAGAAGAACGGCTTCCCGTCTGGCTTCCCCAATACCGGAAAGGTGTTCTGCAAGCCGTCACCTGACTACCCAGGTTGGCATCAGATCAGCGGTGGTGCCAAGGCAGATCAGCGCCCAGCCGTGGTGGATGAGCAGTTCACACCAGTCAGTGATCCGGGCCGAGTGTTTGCAGGCATGGTTGCACACGTCAGCTTCAACACGTTCACCTATAGCACTCCTGTTAACAAAGGTGTGAGTGCCGGTCTGAACGGTGTGATGATCACCAACGAGACGGGCGAACTGGGTCGTATTGACGGTCGTCCGTCTGTTGAAGCCATGTTTGCTGGCGTGGGTAGTGATCCTGTTGGTGCGCCTTTTGCCGCACCCTCCATGCCACCATCACCACCTGCACCACCTGCACCACCTGCCGCACCCGTCCGTCTGATGACACCGAAGGCTGGTGGTGTGACGTACGAGGCGTATATCGCTAACGGCTGGACTGACGCACTGCTGATCGAACACGGCATGATGACACCGGGGTTCTGATGATGAAACAGTCAGTGGAGTTTTCAGTAATCAACAACTCGGCTCAGATGAACGTTCGGTTCGACGAGTCGTTTGTTGGAAAAATCATATACATCGACACAACTGACACGACAATTCCCGAAGTGTTCACGAAATCACTTGCTCAACTTGTGTCGATGTTTGAGACGAAAGAGCAAAACCAAAATGTGTATCTCGTCAATTTCGTTTATCAGCGTTTTGGTCTGCCCGCAACACTGCATGTACAGTATGTCGATGGTCTTAACGATTCTGTTCGCATGGATAATGCTGCAAAAGACCCGCTCAACACTTTCAAGTTGATGTTGGAAACATCGTTAATGTCTACCAAACACATAATGAGGAACAGCAATGATCGAGTTCAGTAAGTTAAACCAGGAAGCAAAGATCCCTGTGCGACAAACTGAAGGGAGTGCGGGCTTCGACCTGCACTCTATCGACGAGGTATCTGTGTGGCCGCGTGAATGGGTGAGGATACGTACTGGTGTCGCAGCGACGATCCCACCAGGGTGTGTTGGCCTCATCAAGCCCCGATCCAGTCTTGCTGTTAGGCATGGTATCGGTGTGATGGCAGGAGTGATCGACAATGACTATCGTGGTGAGTTGATGGTGGTACTGATCAACCATGGTGAAGATCGGTTCGACATATCAGTGGGTGATCGTATCGCACAACTGATAGTTACACCGATTGTCACCGAGTCGATTGAAGTCGCATGGTTGGATGACACCGCCCGTGGTGCGAACGGTTTCGGGAGTACAGGAAAATGAGACAGCATTTACGCGACCAACTCGCAAAGATGGAGATCATAGATCGACCTGTTATCGACATACAAGCTTGCCTGCGAGAGATTCGTAAGGTGCGGGGGTTCCGACAAGACGAAATCGCTGATGTGATACATAAGGCCGTTATCACCTACAGTAAGATTGAGACTGGTGAATCACCGTTGAAGGTACGAGACATGCTGAAGCTATGCGACTTCTACCGAGTGTCGCCAAATGATCTGTTAGGGTGGAGAAATGTTTAACTTCCTGCTGCCGCAAGGTGATGTGGCCTACGACATCGAGACATATCCGAACGTGTTCACCTTCACTGCGATCCACATCACCACGGGTGACTGCTGGCAGTATGAGATCAGTCCACGACGTAACGACTCAATCGCCTTGATTGAGTTCGTCTACGCACTGGGTGCGGCGCAGTGCAGGATGGTCGGCTTCAACAACGTCGGCTTCGACTACCCGGTGCTTCATTACATCGTGTCGTCGTGCGGCGTGTTGACTACCGAGCAGATCTACAACAAAGCAATGTCGATCATTCGTGCGCCAGACGACGCGAAGTTCGCTCATATCATATGGGAGTCGGATTGGTACGTGCCGCAGATCGACCTGTTCAAGATCCACCACTTCGACAACAAGGCAAAGACCACCAGTCTGAAATTGTTGGAGTTCAACATGCGTATGTCGAACATTGAGGATCTACCGTTCGATGTCGGCACGCCGTTGTATGGCGAGCAGATCGATGTGTTGTTGAAGTACAACAAGCACGACGTGGTGGCCACCATCGACTTCTATCACAAGTCGATCGAGCAGATCCGTTTCCGTGAACAACTGACCCAGCAGTATGGGAAGTGGTTCATGAACCACAACGATACCAAGATCGGTAAGGACTACTTCGTGATGGAGCTTGAGAAGGTTCACCCGGAGTGCTGTTACAAGCGGATCGACGGCAAGCGCGTCATGCAGCAAACCATAAGGGATCAGATCAGAATCGCTGATGTGATTCTGCCTTATGTGGACTTTATACATCCTGAGTTCCAGCGCATCCTGACGTGGTTTCTTCAGCAAGTTATCACCGAGACCAAGGGTTCAATCAAAAATGTTAACTGCACGATCAACGGTTTCAGGTATGACTTCGGCACGGGTGGTATCCACGGATCAGTCGAGTCGCAGATCGTCAGCAGTGATGACGAGTGGATCATTGAGGACTGGGATGTTGCCAGCTACTACCCGAACCTCGCCATCGCCAACGGCATCAGTCCTGCTCACCTCGGTGAGACCTTCTGTGTGGTCTACAAGGATCTGTACGAGCAGCGCAAGCAGTATGCCAAGGGCACGCCTGAGAACGCCATGCTGAAGCTGGCACTGAATGGGGTGTACGGTGACAGCAACAACCAATACTCACCGTTTTACGACCCGCAGTACACCATGTCAATCACCATCAACGGTCAACTGCTGTTGTGCATGTTGGCGGAAGCACTGATGCAGAGCAGCGAGCTGATGATAGTTCAAATTAATACTGACGGGGTTACCGTTCGTTATCCGCGCAGACTGAAGGACTGGGTACACTCGGTCTGTGCATGGTGGGAGAAGCTGACCCGGTTGCAACTGGAGAATGCCGAGTACAAACGGATGATGATTCGTGATGTGAACAATTACATTGCGGAGTACACCGACGGCAAGCTGAAGCGCAAGGGTGCCTACGAATACAAGATGGGCTGGCACCAAGACCATAGCGCCCTGATCGTACCGATGGCAGCGGAGGCAGCACTGGTGCATGGCAAAGACATCCGTGAGTTCATTACGTCCCACGAAGATGTCATGGACTTCATGCTGCGTGCCAAGGTGCCCAGGTCATCAGTGTTGGAGTGGGGCAGGCAACGGGTTGCCAACATCGTGCGGTACTACGTCAGCACGGACGGTGACATCCTTGAGAAGATCATGCCTGCTGCTGGGTCAGTAGGTCAGTGGAAGCGTGCGAACGGTCTCACCGATGCGTACTACGAAGCCGTGCTGGCCGAGGTCGGTGATGAGTGGGATGAGCGCATCCACACCAAGAACAAATCAAAGTACGAGGAACGTCGGACGGGGATCAACACCGGCTGGACAGTCATGCTGTGTAACAACATGGAAGGTGTAATCCCGGTAGATATCAACTACGAGTTCTATATCGCAGAAGCAATGAAGCTGGTTGTACCTGTGAGGGGATGGTGATGAGCAAGAGATTCGGTAGAAACCAGAAACGTAAACTGGTGCAGATAATCGCAGGACAGAATGCGGCAGTGAACAAGTTAATGACCGAAAGAACCATGTTGAAGGGCAAAATCGGTGGTTACGAAGACACAATCAGGTTGACAGCATTGGTGCTGGGTACGCACTTCTGCACGCTGCCACCTGAATTGATCAGAGCGCATGGGCTGGACAGGTCACCAACATACCGGATGGCAAAGCCAACAGAGTTCAAAGATGCGATGTTCAACCCTCCCATCATGTCGGAGATGAATGAATGGACAGTTCGTGCAGTACGTGAACTGGACATCTACAGGGCCGAACTGCGGACAGATGAACTGAGTGACAGTGTGCATGTGCGGATACAAGGCCCGAACGATGAGCACTACGGCTACGCACTCAGCAGGGAGATGAAATGCTCGTACCCTGAAAACCAGTTGATCGAACGCATAAGTCGTGAGTTGGCACTGTTGATGGTAAGGAGTTGGTCTGATGAATTTGATAAATCTTGAAGACGTTATAAACCCGAAGTGGGAAGAGTTCGATGCCAAGTACAAGCACGTTCATGATTGGCGCAGTTATGTTACAAATGAGGTACGTCATCTGTGGTTCGCACTGAGTTTCGAAACAAGAGTTGCTGTAATCGCATGTTGCGAAAAAGCAGCAAGCGAAGAAAATTGGGAATAAATAATGGGCATCCGTGAAAACAAAATCGAGCAGTACTTGGACAAATGTGTCTACGTTGTCGGAGGGTTAACAAGAAAGTGGGTATCACCAGGGGTGGATGGTGTACCGGATCGAATCGTCATTCTCCATGGTACGGTGTGGTTCGTGGAAGTGAAGACGAGCGACGGTGTGCTATCCGAATGTCAGAAACGTGAACACATCCGACTGAAGGATGCAGGTGCGAATGTCACCACGGTCTACGGTCATGCGGGTGTAGATGAGTTTATTGTGAGGGTGATGGGATAATGCTGCACCCACACCAACTCCATGCCTACCAACAGCAGGCCGTCGCACACATGTGGGCCTACCCGCATGCTATGTTGTGGCTGGAAATGGGGCTGGGGAAAGAACAACCAAACTCCGAACCCGTCTTGACACCTGATGGTTGGCGATCTGTGGGCGATTTGAAAATAGGCGACTATGTGATCGGCGCAAACGGACTACCCACCGAGGTTGTCGGTGTATACCCACAAGGCGTTAAAGAAGTTGTGATGATTACATTCAGTGACGGAGCGAGTACACGATGTGGATGGGATCATCTATGGAACGTCAAGACCAACAACGAGAGGTTTAGAGATAGTCCTTGGCAGACAATCACAACTCGTGAACTTAAAGAGAAATTAAGTCATAAGGTCAGTTACAGTATTCCACTTTGTGAACCGATCCAACACCCAGAAGCAGACTTACCCATGTGTCCTTACACGATGGGTGTTTTCCTCGGTGACGGTCATACTTCATCTACCAGCGTTCTACTTTGTACTGACAAGGAGATAATCGACAAGTGTGAAAGTATTGGTGCGATGAAGCCCCACGATACTTCCGATTACACGTGGTATGGTAGCATCGTCGGTAAGCGACAAATACTGCGTGATCTGGAACTGATAGGTAAACGAAGCTGGGAGAAGTTTATCCCCAATATCTACATGAAAGGATCGGTGTACCAACGTCTAAAATTGTTGCAAGGACTGATGGACACCGACGGGTCAGCAGTGCGCGACGGTGGTGGTACCGAGTTCTCGTCTACCAGTTACGCGCTGATCCAAGGTGTAGTAACACTGGCTCAGTCACTGGGTGGTATTGCCAAGGTCAAAGGCCCACGAGTGACACGGTTCCAAGGCGGTGAAGGTAGACCATCGTGGCGGGTCAATGTCAAGTTACCCTCACACATGGAACCATTCACACTGACACGGAAGCTGGTGAACTGGATACGTCCGACCAAGTATCCGGTACAACGATATGTCCGAACCATTGAAGTCTGTGGTATAGAAGAATCAACATGTATCAGGGTCGCAGCATCTGATCATCTGTACATTACCAAAGATCACATAGTGACGCACAATACAGTTATCACGCTAACTAATATAATACAGCGTATGAAGTTGGGTCAGGTGAACAAGGTTCTGATCTTCGGCCCGCTGCGCGTCATACAGGCTGTCTGGGAGCGTGAGGCGAGGAAGTGGAGCCATACCCAACACCTGACGTTCAGCGTGATCCATGGAACCAAAGACGAGCGTTCGCGTGCGTTGTTCCGTGATACCGACATCTACCTGATCAACTACGAGAACATGAACTGGTTAGCGCAAGAGCTGGATCATTACTACACCAGCGTCGGTGACACCTTACCATTTCAGATGGTGGTATATGATGAAGTGACACGCTTGAAGAATAGCACCTCGTTGCGCATGAAGGGCGGTAACCGGGACAAGGTGGATCGCCGAGGTGATGTGCATAAGGTGAAGATCCTCGGTTGGCGGTCTATGATCGAGAAGTTCGCTTACCGGGTCGGGCTGACCGGCACCCCGGCCAGCAACGGGTATCTGGATCTGCATGGTCAGTACTTGGCTATCGACGGTGGTGAGCGCCTGGGGCAGTATGTTACCCACTACCGTGACTCTTACTTCGAATCAGATTATATGGGTTGGAGTTACAAGCCGACAGAGCTGGGTAAATCATTAATCGAGAAGAAGATCGGTGACATCACCCTGAAGATGGATGCGAAGGACTATCTCGATCTGCCTGCCGTTAAGGTGACGAACCTCATGGTTGATATGCCTGCTGATGCACGCCGTGCTTACATCGACATGGAGAAAAAGATGTTCGCTGAGTTGGACAACGGTGTTGGTATCGAGGTGTTCAGTCAGTCTTCGATTAGTAATAAATTGTTACAATTCTGTGGA